CAGTAGATGAAACTGTAGACGAAACAGTAGATGAAACTGTAGACGAAACTGTAGATGAAACAGTAGATGAAACTATAGATGAAACTGTAGATGAAACTGTAGATGAAATAATAGACGACCCTGTAGAAGAGGTCATAGACGAAATAGTTTCTTCGCCTGATTTGTCAGGAGGCAGTGGTGGAATAGGCGGTGGCACTGGTTTATTTGAAGGTTTAACACAACCTATTATTCCTTACCAAACACCACCGCTTAGAGTTATACAACCGCCTAAGAAAGACTATGTAGCGGAACTGGACGCACTAATTGAAAGAAGCCTATTTGGAAAATACTTATGACGTACTTAAATTTAGTAAACAATGTACTGCGTAGGCTGCGAGAAGAGGAAACTACATCTGTTGCTTCTTCTACTTACAGCAAAATGGTAGGTGACTTTGTTAATGACGCAAAGCGAATGGTTGAAGATGCTTGGGACTGGTCAGCCCTAAGAACTACTTTAACTATTACTACTACTGACGACATCTTTAACTATGTGCTTACTGGTAGTCAAAACAGAATCAAAGCACTAAATGTTATTAATGACACAGCCAATCTATTGATGGAGTACAGAACAGCTACGTTTTTTGACGAGGCTTACTTAATCTCAGAGCCACGTAAAGGAGCGCCAACTTACTACACGTACAACGGTGTTGACAGTAATGGCGATACTCAGATCGACGTGTACCCTACTCCAGAAAAAGCTTACACAATTCGTTTTAACTGTGTCAAAAGACAGGACGACTTATCGGCAGACTCTGACGAACTAACAGTGCCTGCAATGCCAGTAATACACTTGGCTATTGCGTTGTTAGCTAGAGAGCGTGGTGAAACAGGAGGAACGTCAGCGCCTGAGTACTTTGCAATTGCTGATCGTTATTTGTCTGACGCTATTGCACTAGATGCTCAAAAACACCCAGAAGAAGTAATCTTCTATACGGCGTGAGGTAGCTATGGCTCAACAACTACAAAGTATTAATCTTGTTGCACCAGCCTTTAAAGGAATTAATACAGAAGATTCCCCACTGGCTCAAGACCCCTCGTTTGCTGACGTTGCTGACAACGCAGTAATTGACAAACGTGGTCGTATTGCGTCACGTAAAGGTTACAGTGTTTTAACAACAGACAACACGGAGTTAGGCTCTGCAAAAATAAGAGCAATTAAAGAGTTTGAAGACAACGCTGGTAACACCACAATTTTTTCTGTAGGTAATAACAAGATCCTTAGTGGTACTACTACGTTAGTTGACGAGACTCCTGCGTCAGTAACGATTACTTCCGACAATTGGAAGATGGTCAACTTTAATGACAAGATTTACTTTTTCCAACGTAGCAACGAACCTTTAGTTTATGACGCTACAGGAGGCTCTGTAGTCAAGCTGAGCAGTGTCTCCGGTGCTGCTGGTGTCACTAGTGCTATGTACGGTAACGAAGTTATAGCGGCTTATGGTCGTCTTTGGACTGCTGACGTAAACAACGACAAGTCTACTGTTTACTGGTCTGATTTACTTATTGGTCATGACTGGTCCGGCGGCACTAGTGGTTCTATTGACATATCTAAAGTATGGCCTGACGGCTATGACGAAATTGTGGCTTTAGCGGCACACAACGGCCTTCTTATTATCTTTGGTAAACATAGTATTGTTGCTTATTCTGGGGCTGAAGCTCCTGCTACTATGGCACTGGCTGACACAGTGGCTGGTGTTGGTTGCGTAGATAGGGACACTGTACAACATACGGGTACTGACGTGTTGTTTTTGTCACACACGGGTCTTAAAAGCTTTGGTAGAACAATACAAGAAAAGTCATTACCTATTACAAGCTTATCAAGTACCGTATCTAAGGACATTATTAGCTTGTTGCAAAATGAAACAGAGTTTTACCGCTCAGTGTACAGCCCCGAAGAAGGTTTTTATTTATTAACTTTTGTTGCGCAAGACGCAACTTTTTGTTTTGACGTTCGAGGCACATTAGAAAACGGTGCTTACCGTGTAACACGTTGGCCAGGAACAGGCTTTACAGCTTACGGTAGACAAGACGACGGCACGTTATTGATTGGCAACGGTGTGGGCATTGGTGAGTACGACGGTTATAGAGACAACGGTGAAAAGTACAGATTTAAGTACTATAGCCCTGGTTTGACCTTTGGTGACCCTTCAAGGCTTAAGATACTTAAAAAGCTACGTCCTACAATTGTTGGTGCTAACAGTGCCATCATGTTTCTTAAGTGGTCGTATGACTTTGGTACGTTTTTTCAAACAGCAGAGTTTACAGTAGGTAATCAGATTACTGGTTACTTTAACGAGAGTGAGTACAACAGTACAGCAGAGTTTACTGGCGGGGACCTTACTTCACGCCGTGGCGTAAACACTACCGGAGGCGGTGGAGTTATAACAATTGGTTTGGAAGCAGACATAGACGGTTCAGGTTTGTCTCTCCAAGAGATCAACGTATTAGCACTAATGGGTAAAGTACTATGAGTAACTATACAAAAACTACTGACTTTGCCGCTAAGGACAGTCTACCTTCCGGTGACAGCGGTAAAATCATTAAGGGCGCTGAGTTTGAGACAGAGTTTGACGCCATATCAACAGCTATCGCTACAAAGGCAGACATCGCTTCGCCTACGTTTACAGGCACAGTGACTATTCCTGCACTGACGTTTACAGGTACGCTGTCTACAGGAACCATTGACGGAGGTACTTACTAATGAATGAAGATCTATTAGCGTTACTAGGCGTTGGTGGTATTGCTGCTGCTGGTGGTCTTTTAACAGGAGAAGCTTACCAACGACTTGGTGAAATAGGCGAGCAAGCTAGAGAAGAAGCTTCTACTTTAGCCCAAACACAGCTAGAACAATCCCAGTTTAGACCTTTTACTGTAACTACAGGTACTGGTGGTCAATTTACCACTACTCCTGAAGGTGGCGTTGGTGTAACTTTAGCTGGTCCTGAAGCTGCTATTCAAGGTCAATTGTTGGGCCAAGCAAGTCAAATGTTTGGACAGCCTGTTGTAGGACAACCTCAGTTACAACAAGCAGGTCTTGGTGTACTTGGTGCAGGGCAACAGTTAATGGGCCAACCTACGTTTGGCATGGCTCCAACACAAGCTGCTGCACAGCAAGCCTTTGGCCTTGGTGGTCAATTTATGACCGCTGCTGGACAACAACCTGCTGACATTAACTTACTAAGGGGTCAGTTTGCAGGACAAGTTGGTGGTTTCTTAGGTCAACAACCAAGTGCAGGCGTCGGTCAGCTAGGTCAACAAGCGTTAGGCTTAGGTGGTTCTCGTTTAGCAGGAGGTGCTCCTGACGTAACTCAAACCTTTGCTGGTGTTACAGCTCCTGACGTTAGAACAGCTGCAGGAGGACTAGCAGGTCAAGCTTTAGGTGCTGGTGCTATTGAAAGAGGCCTACCTGTTGCGGACGTTAGCCAAGCTTTTGCTGGAATACAAGCGCCTGGTGTTCGCACAGGAGCGGGTGAATTAGCAACTAGAGGTTTAGGCTTAGGTCTTGCTGGGCTTGAAACAGCCGCCCCTGAAGACGTAGAGGCTCTTAGAGCGCAGTACGGCGGTCTTGCAAGTGAAGCTGCTGCAGGTGTACTACAACCTACTGAAGAAAGAGAAGCGGAAGTATTTGAGCGCATTAGAGCTACACAACGTCCTGAAGAGGAGCGCCAACGGTTAGAACTAGAGCAGCGTTTGGCGGCTCAAGGACGTTTAGGTGTTCGTACAGCCATGTACGGCGGTACTCCTGAGCAAATGGCCTTGGCAAAAGCGCAGGAAGAAGCTCAGGACAGAGCCTCTCTAGCAGCTATACAGCAGGCTCAGTCAGAACGTCAGCAAACTCTTGGTGAAGCTCAAGCCCTTGGTGGTATGCTTACACAACAAGCTGGTCTTTCTAGTCAGCTACAGTCACAAGCACAGCAAAGAGCAGCACAGTTGTCACAACTTGGTCTTACTGCTGAACAAGCACAAGCACAGCTTGAGGCGGAAGGCTTTGGTAGAGAGCTTCAGTTGGGTCAGGCAGGTATACAGGCTGCTCAGGCTCAATCAGCGTTGCGCTCACAGGCACAACAACGAGCTAATCAGTTGTCTCAGCTTGGCTTGTCTGCAGAGCAAGTACAGGCTCGTTTGGAGTCCGAAGGCTTTGGTCGTGAAATGCAGTTGGCAGGAGCAGGTCTACAGGCACAGCAAGCGCAGTCCGCTCTTGAGTCCCAAGCTCAGCAACGAGCAACACAGCTTGCACAGCTTGGTTTGTCAGCAGAACAGATTCAGTCACGTTTGGAGTCCGAAGGTCTTGGTAGAGCGGCTACAGCAGCTAGTCAAACAGCTCAGTTGGCACAGCTTGCGGGTGGTCTACAGGCTCAACAGGCAGGACTTGGTA